CAAAAAAGGTTGTCGAGTTATCAGACGGCACTGAATTTGAAATGTATGTCACACCTCTGACGATGGCCGAGCGCGAACGCGCCCAACGCCAAGCCAAATCCGATGATGCTGGTGCGTTTGCCCTCCAACTCCTGATTTCAAAGGCTCTGGACGAGAACGGCAAGAAGCTTTTTGCCGCTGGAGAGATCGACATCCTTAAGAACGAAGTCAAGGACAAAGATCTGCAGTCCTTGATGCTGGCCATCCTTAGCGAAGACGAAAACGCTGAGGAGATGGACCCAAACTCCTAAGCGCGGAACTTCGCAAAGACAACTGGCTCATGCTCCAATTTGGCGTCGCCAAAGAACTGGGCATGAGCTTGTCCGAAGTCCGCACCACAATGACCCCCGAAGAACTCCTCGGCTGGAGCGCCTACTTCAAGATCCTCAACGAGGACCAAGAGAAAGAGATGGAGAAAGCCAAGCGTAGGCGATAATTTTTGGGTGCCTAGAATAAGGCATGACCTAGTGGCTGTGGATCGTGGCCTACAGAGCTGAAATTGAGATAGCTGTAAAAGGCGCTAGAGACCTAACCCAGTTTCAAGGCAAGCTTAAAGCTACTGCACTAGAAGTAGAGCAATTAAATAAATTTTTAGAAGCCTTTTCTCAAGACGCTGAAGGCATACCTCGCTCAATAGCGAACTTAAACAGACAGCTTAATGAAGCTTCTAATGCGTTTAATGACGTTGCTTTAGGCACAGAAGAAGCTCGCACGGCTGCAGTTGATTATCTAGCCGCAACAAGAAATCTAAATGCAGGCTTAAGAGAGCGAGCAAATCTGCTTGCTGAGGTTGCAGAAAATGAGCGCAGGGTGAAACTTGCGTCAGCTGGAATAAGAGAGCGTACACAGTATTCAGGGCCTATCGGTCCAGGAGAGGCTTCCCCCATAAATGCTCTTGTTGGTCAGTCATCTGAAGTGGCGGGCAGGGTACAGAGGATTAAAGATATTAAGGATGACCAACGCGCATTAGATGAAGCCTTACTAAACCTCGAAAAAAAGTCTGCCGCAGAATTAAACAAAAAAGTACAGCTTCAGGAGAGTTTGGTAGAAGGTACTCGGGAAGTTTTAGAGCTTGTTGCAGAGGCACAAAGAATACAACAGAGAACCGCACCCGCCGAAAGACTTGCGCAAAGCTCCATAAAAGAAGCGGCAGAGCGTGAAGCTAGATTCGAGGCTAGAAAGACGTTTGCTGGACAGATTTTTGATATTGAAAAAAACTTCAGCAAACAACTTAATGATGCCGATTTAGAGTTTCTTAGGAAAAAATTTATTGTAGAGGAAGACATCCAAAAGCAGCTTTTTGACCGTGCTATTGCACTCGACAAAGAAGAGGGGAAGGCATTTGATGCTGAACTTAAAAGACGTACAGAAGCAAAGGCGGCGGCAATTAAAAAAGAAAATCGAATAGCTGAGCAGGCAGCGAGGCGCAGAAAGGAGGCGCTGGGTAGCGCCATTATCGGTGGAGCGTTCCCACTTCTCTTCGGCCAAGGCATAGGCGCTGCAGTCGGCGGTGGCGCAGGTGGTGCGGCTGGCGGTTTGGTGGGCGGCCAATTCGGCTTTGGCCTCTCCTTGGTTGGTACGGCACTTGGCTCCTCCTTTGACGCATTAGTCGAAGGCGCCAAAGAACTTGGGGCAGCGCTGGACCCTTTAACGGCAGATATAAGCGCAATTACAAAAGCGTCTGGCCTTAGCGGCACTAAGTTAGAAAAACTGATCCTTGATCTGGAGAAAACAGGTGACGCCGCTGGAGCGCTCAGTCTAGCCACGGAGGAGTTAGAGAAAGTAGTAGGCCAGAGAGGTGTAGAGGCTTTAAAAGAGTTTTCTCAGACAACACAGGATTTATCTAATGACTTTGAAGTATTCCTTACAAAGTTTAAAGCTTTTATGGCTGATGTATTTAATACACTGATTGTTCCTCGAGCTGAAGTTGAGTTAAAGAAGCGAGGCGAAACTATTGCTGCTGCTCGTGAATCAACTGACCCAACAATCCAACGTGCGGTTAGTCAACTTGACTCAGCTTCAACTATAAGCGAACGCCTTAGGATCCAAGAGGAGATCGTTTCCCTTGTTGAGGAGGAAGAAGCGGCACGTAGACGGGAATTAGAGCTTCAAATAGCTTCAAAAGGCGAAGCGGCGGCGAAATTACGAGAGGTCAGAGCGTCTGTTGCCGAAAAGCGTATTGAGCTGGAAATTGAACAACTCAACGCCGATGCTAACGATGAAACCCGCGTCTTCTTAGAGAAGAAACTAGCGTTCCAGAGAAAGCTAACACAGGAGCAAGTGCTGTACAACAAGTACGCCAGAGAGCAAATTAAAATAGACATTCTCCGTCTTGAAATAGATAAATTGCGCGTTGATTATGAAAAACAGCTCGCCCGAATTGATAATGCCGCAGCCGCCGCAAACCAAAAAGCCGCTAGAGCAGCTGAACGGAAAGCTAAAGCACCAGAGAGTAAAGCGCTTTCCCTTCAGCGCGACATTTCAAGAGAGCGGTTAAATCTTTTCAATGTTGACGAGCAGATAGAGCGCGTAGGACTTGATCGCCTAGACATTTTGCGGCGTGAAGAGGAGGCAATTCTTATACGCCGTGATACTGAAATCAAACTTTTAGAGCTCGCACGACAAGACGCCCTAAATAAGAACAAGGTAAAGGCAGACGAAGCTCTTATTAACGAGCTGCATGATGCCCGCATTTCAAAAGTCAATAAAACCGCAGCATTAGCTAAGGAAGAAAATAGCGCTCTAATCCAGCGCATTACACTGGAACGCGAACTGACAAAACTTGCTGGCGAACGTGAAACTGAGGACATCGGCATCGACCTTAAACGCCAAGTCGAGGCAGTAAACCGCCGCATCAGCAACCCGTTTGGTGGCCAGGATTCGGAAATGCTGGAGCTACGCATTCAGCAAGTACAAAGACAGGAAGACGCATACCGCGCACTGGATCGACAGATTGCCGATGTAAACAGACGGCTTGAGGATGCCCCAGATAACGTGGATCTTAAACAAGAACTAGGTCTCCTAGAGGGGAGGAAGCGCAAATACGCAGAGCTACTTCCCATTCTCGACCAAGTCCAACAGGAAGAGCTTCGGTTGCAGCAAACGCTGCAGCAGCTTCAACCGTTGACTAACGCCCTCAGTCAGGGTCTGACAGATCTATTCACTGGTCTTATCGATGGATCGAAGAGTGCTCAGGAAGTCTTTGCCGACATGCTGAAAAACATGGGCCAGGCACTGATCAAACAGGGTGCGGTGATGATTACCCAGTACATCGCAATCGGAATCGCCCGTGCATTTGCCCTGAGGCAATCCCCAAGTATCGGCACCCGAGCAAGCGACTTCAACCTCCCAGGTTTTGGCAATCTAGAAAGCACCGGCGGTAACGTTTTTACAGGGTTTACCCCCCGCGCAAACGGCGGCCCGGTCTCCACTGGTACGCCCTATATGGTTGGCGAGCGCGGCCCGGAACTGTTCGTTCCAAGTAATTCAGGGACCATTGTTCCGAACAACGCCCTTGGCGGTGACGTTAATGTGGTTGTAAACGTCACTGAGACACAAACCGATACCCGAGGTAACGGTGCCCGCGCCAACCAAGTGGGTAATGCCCTCGCGGCGGCTGTCCAGGCTGAGATTATCAAGCAGAAACGACCCGGAGGACTCTTGGCGAACTGATGGCTACCTTCCCTTCCTACGACCCCGTCTACTCTGCTACAAAACAGAGTCGTCCCAACACCCGCAAGGTGCAGTTTGGGGATGGTTACGAGAACCGCGTTTCTTTCGGCCTGAACCAAAATCCGAAGGTGTGGTCGCTCACCTTTGACCTAAAGGACACCGACGCTGACATTGTTGAGACATTCCTAGACGCCAGGGCAGTCGATGCAGCCTCCTTCGATTGGACACCCCCTGGAACGACAACAGCATATAAGTGGGTATGCGATGAGTGGTCACGAGAAATCTATTCTTTTGAGCGCAGTAAGATAAAAGCGGACTTCCGCCAAGTATTTGAGCCATGAGCACTATTGTCACTAGGGCTGGCAAGGGCTCACCACTCACTCACACCGAAGTTGACGCCAACTTCACCAACCTCAATACAGATAAAGCTGGCTACGTAGCTGGCGAAGGCGGCACAGTAACGCAGGCCACTAGCAAAAGCACAGGCGTCACGCTTAGCAAAAAGTGCGGTCAAATCACGATGAACGCAGCAGCACTTGCTGCTGACACAACCGTGACTTTCACACTGACCAACACCGAGGTCGTTGCTACCGACATCATTATTCTCAACCATGTCAGCGGAGGCAGCGCTGGGTCGTATCTTCTGAACGCTCAGGCTGGATCGGGTTCCGCAAGCATCAATGTCCGCAACATTACTGGTGGTGCGCTATCTGAAGCAATCGTAATTGGCTTTGCGATTATTAAAGCTGTAGTTAGCTGAACATGGCTTACGTTGTCTCCGGTTACTGGGATGTCGG